TCTACAAAAACATTCTGAGAACCAGGGCCAATAATTAGCCCCGCAGCAGTATCAGTTTCGACCCTACAAACACCCTTGTTTTCAATAGTCACTTTACTACTTCCAGTTTGTGAGTGTCCACAAGTTGCAGCGGTAGTTGCTACACAAATATCAGGCATCACGAAGTCTCCACTTTAAATTCTTCAATCTTACCAGTAGAAGTGTACAAAAACTTAGGACTAGGAATGTATGTTCTGAGGACTATGTTCATAGTTTTCTTAAGAACCCTATCTTCTTTATCAGCTACACTTATTTGTCCTACATCATCCTCAGAATCTAAGTATGCTTTAGCTAGTGTGGAGAACTCAGTAGGGACCTGCATTTCAGGATTAAATTTTAATCTAATCTGTTCAAGAATTTGATCCATGTCGGACATATACTTAGTCCAGATGTTTACTTGGTACTTAACATTCACTGCCCTAGGGGCTAGACTAAGAACTCTGAAAGCTCTATTCTTTTCTGCATCCCAGTACTTCTCGTTAACTAAAAGACTATCTGTTTTCTGTCTAGCAGCATCGTTATCCGATACAGTCTGACCTATAGAAATGATAGGAAGAATAATGTTATTCTCTTGCTTCAGCTTGGCAATAGCCCTCTCAGCATTAGCATGGATACACATGATACTATTAAATTTCTCCTCTGAATCAATGTANCCTACATCATTAAAGGATGCGATCATAGAGCGTAGAGATTCTCTGTAAANAAAAGAGATGTTATTCTTAGCTTGGGTCATTTTGTAAATTACTTTACGCACATCTCCTTCCCTAGTATCCCACCTATCATTCCTACTCTCGAAAGCAGAAGCGTCCCAAGTAGTGGTTAGCCCACTGTTATCTACATATTTGTAATCAGTCATCTATACCTGCATACCCCCCAAGCTCATCGCTGACCTGGGTAAGAGGAGTGTCCTGAACATCAGGAGCATCACGGAGGAGTTTAGCAGAGCATACTAAATGGTACACACCATACGACTCAAAGCTATCCTCAACAACTTCGAAAATTTCATACCTTTGATCTTGGAAAAAAGGTTTCACAATATCTCCAGGGATGACAGACCTTCCAATCTTCCTTTCAATATAACTCTTGTTGAAAGTAAAGAGTTGATCATTGGTTAACTCAATACCAAACTGAGTAAGCTCCTCACTCATAGAGATGGGATCGTAGTGACCATGAACCGTAAGTGCTTGTTTAGCTACAGGCTTGTTACGAGACTCCATATAAACAGGATCATAATCAGCAGACTGAAAGTACTTGTAGAAAGAGAACTTAGAACCAGCAAGACGAATCATCTCATCATCAACCAAGTTGAAGAGGTTAATGTCTGGATTATCCTGATCGAAGAGGTTAAGAAGACTCTCTCCCTCATCAAGGTCAGGAAGCTCAGGAAGCTTCGTAGTTGCTTTGTAGTTCTTCTTTGCCAATTACTTTTTCCTCTTCTTCTCACCACGCCGAAGCTGACTAATCCTAGGCCCAACACTGGGATCATCCTTGCCAGTGGCTAAAACATCTTGAGTGGGATTGCGTCTAGTATCCGTTTGTTTTATTTTTTTTGAAACTTTTCCTGAAAAGCTAACGGCACGGCGATCCCTCCAAGGATCTCTAGCCTGTCTAACGCTTCTTACACTCTGGGCAGCTTTCGCTAGTTTCTCCTTCTTTCCTCCTTCATCTTTGTCTAACTGTTTCCTGTGTTTCTTCCCTACCTTGGAGTCAAAGCCATATTTCTCAAGATCTATGGCACGGGATTGGGCTTGGCTACCTGCTCCTCCACCTCTAGAGGCTTCATAGTCTTGAACCCTTACTGTCTTCCCGCCAGAAGTCTTAAACTTAGCTACTCTACCAAATCCTCCAGGATGTGGTGTAGATCTTTTTTCAACTTCTTTTTGAAGTCTGGTTTTCTCAGTTAGTCTAGCTCTTAGACCTCTAAAGATTTCTGTGGAAGCATCTAGAGCAGTCCTCTTTTTCGGTGCCTTCTTTTTCTTTTGACCCTTGTCCTTGTCTTGCCTTGGGGGATCTCCCTGATGCCAGGACCCTTTTGGGGCTGGAGCTTCCTTTTCCCGTTCCCTCCTCTGCTGAAGAAGTTGTGCAGCATCAGGATCTATCTTCAGCCCAGGAAGTTTAGCCTGAGTCCTAGCCAATTCATCGGCCACATCTTCCTGAGCTTTCGGATCAACTCCTTTACGCCCACCTTCCCCCCGTTCTGCGGCTTCTACCTTAGAAGCTGGAATACCCTTATATGGTTTTGTAACAGGAGTAAGTTTTCGACCAGCATCTTCCATTAATTTTTTAATATAACTATTCATAATTTTACCTTCCTCTTGATATTCCTCCACCTCATCGTCAACCTCTTCCTGCTCTTCCTCTTCTCTATTAGTAGTGGTGCGTCTTGGCCTCGCTGGTGCCTGTGGTTGTTTCCCCCTCTTCGCCGCTTTGTCCAATGCGGATTGGCCCCAGGGCTCTTGAGCTACATCAGTTACTTTTTTCTTAGCTACATCAGTTACTTTTTTCTTAGCTACATCAGTTACTTTTTTCTTAGCCAGTTTACCACCAGCCTTAAAAGCCCCTCCAACTGTTTTAGCACCAGTCTTCAGAGCCCCTAAGGCCCCTCTACCAACACCAGCCGCAAGCCTAGCTGGCCCAGCCGCAAGCCTAGCTGCTACCCCGCCTACTGTTGCCGCTGCTGCCCCTAGAGGGGCAAGGAAGGCTATCTCATCAACTCTATAGCCCATAGCTTCGGCTAAATACAAGCCTATCCTTTTATACTCAGTGTGGTTATCTTGTCTTTCTCTACCTGCGACTACTGTGGCTGCGCCAACTTTTTGACCATGCCTAGCAGCTTTCCTTGCTGCTATGATTGCTCTGTAGCTAGGGTCTCCTGCATCTTTCCTACCTTTGGCCTTCACCCAGTCCCGCTTCTTAGCTTTATTTTCAGCCTTAACTGTACCTTCATTTTGTCTTTTGTCTGTGTTCTTGTCTTTTATTAACTGGGAACCAGGGAACTTACCCGTTGCGCCAAGGTTAACCCCAACTCGAAAGGTATCCGCTCTGCGTCGAAAGGTATCCGCTCTGCGTCTTTGTGTATCTGCTGATGGAGTTTTCCCACCTGTACTCTTGGTTTTTTTTGTTACCACCTTTCTAAAAATCCTTTTAGACTGATCCTGCTGTTTCTTCGTGAATCCACCAGGACTAGAACCCGCTTTTTTAATAAATTTACCGACTCTCTCCCCAGTTCCTGGCCCACCAGTTGAATATTTACCGACTCTATGCCCAGTTCCTGGACCACCAGTTGTATAACCTTCTTCTAGTTGGACTACCAAGTTTAAAATTCTGTTGTAAGCTTTGTTCACGATATTCGTCTCCCACCTATGTTACTGGCTTTTTTAACTCTACCAGTTTCGTCTCTAGGCGCACCACCTGGGGTAGGTGCTGGGTTTTTGATTACATCTCGGCCACCTATGTTAACTCTACCTACCACTCTACCAAATCCTACTGTAGGCGCACCACCCGTGTTACTTCCTGCCGCCCTAACAGAAGCACCACCCTGGGTACTTGCACCTACAGGTACTCCGTACTCTGTACGCCTACCACCCTTGGTGACACCCGTAGGCACAAACGCTGGGCTCCTTGCAATTTCATCAGTTCTACCATCGTTTAACACTAAATCTAATAATCTGTTGTAAGTGTTATTCATAATGTAGTCCTACTTAGCTTCCTTTCTTTTTAGTGCCTCTCTACCATGAGCGGTTGAAGCGGCCCCAGGTCTTTGACCATACCTAGCACCTTTTCTTGAGCCTATGATTGCTCTAAAGCTAGGGTCATTATAATCTGCATCGTCCTTACTTTGCACCCATTCCCTCTTCTTAGCTTTGTTTCTAGTCTTAACTGGACCCGTCTCAGTTACTAAGTTTAACAATCTTTTGTAAGTATTGTTCATAATTACTTATCCTTAGGACTTATCTGATAAAGGCGTAGGCTTGTCAAAATGCTCTCTATGGGCAACATCCGTTTTAGAATATTTTCTTGCTTTCCTAGCCCCAAAAAGACTTCGGATCCGACTTGCCCCACTACCTAGTTTTCTTTGAGTACTGGTTGCAGTTCTTCCTGAAATTTTGGTAAACTCTTCACCAGCTCTTTGACCTTCCCTATGAGTAGTGCCAGAACCTCTTGGCCCTCCACCAGAGCCCGAGCCTGCTGCGGCTGCTCTGGCCTTGAATTTATCCCTGACTCTTGCTGCCTGTGCCACTTTTTCCCTCTCATAGTCACTAGCATCACTATGTGCTTGGGTCTTTGGTGTCGGTGTGCTAGTTGAAGCGTGATAGGTGCTTCCATATTTAGGATCAGAGGGTGCTGGACCACCAGCAGGGTTACTTTCAATTTCTCTCCTTTTTTGCGCTGCGGTCAGGACTGTTGTAGCATGTTTCGCTTTACCTAAAGTTCGACCAGCGGCTTTAGCCCCCAAACTTAAAGAAAGCTCATTTATCACCAATTCTAATAATTTATTGTAAGTTTTATTCATAATGTTTTCCTATACTACAAGTATATAGTCTCTCATAAACAAAAAGGACCCTTAAATTAATAAGAGCCCTCTTTTTTTTAATTAGAATAAGACTTAAGTGTAATCGTGGTAGTTTGTATTATAATAAGGATTTAAGGGAAGTCTATCTACTTCTTGTATATGGGCGAACCCATCAGAAGCTATCGGCCAAGGTATTGGGAATCTCTGGTAGAAGTTAGATTTGGATAAAACAGAACAGTTAGTCTCAATAAAGTTAATTAGTCGAGTTAATCCAGCAGTATTATCTCCGAAAGCAACCTCAGAAGAGGTATTATAAGCCCCCCCAAATATAGAGTATTGATCCCCCAGATGTTTATAGTGCATCATGGGAAAGTCTGGGGATATTGAGATATCTCCACCATATTGCGTCTTTGGTATATATTCGAAAAACGGCGCATAAATATCTGCCTGCCCCCAGTCATTATCCGAGTCCCCAACATTCCAGGCAGAAGGAGGTATACTACTCGTCATTAATCGAACATGGCTTGTCCCTGTCCCGCCAATATCAAATTCAACATCAACAGAATCATCCCAAAGGTTTCTTCTTATATAAGGTTGGGTGGTAATTATAGATCCTTGTGGTCCAAACACATACTGATTATTAGCCCCAGAAACTGCTCCATAAGAATATCCAACTTTGTCAAACTTATTAGCCTCTACAATAAACTTCTGCATTTGAAAACCAGAACTTAGGGTATAGTTGGATATTATTTTTTTACAGGAACTATTAGTAGTGATGTTCCAATGTAAGCTAGTACCTGTCACATTTTTAACCTCAAGCGAACTTAATTGAGCTAAAGACCAGTAAGGCGTTTGAGCCGTGTCCTGGGTATTACGGGGATTTCGTGTATACTCAATTTGCAGCGTTTGTCTGTATTCAGCGTATTCAAGGGTGGTTCCACTGGTCTGCGTAAATCCTAGTCCAGAGGCGTATGTTCCTCCAGAGACTCCATGGTTTGCGGCAGCTACGGGTGCGGGTAAGGGTGCGCTTGTGGGCATAGTTATTTTCTCCTATTAGGTGTGGACTACTTTTAGTCTAAAGTATTTAGCCTTACCCTTTCTTACATTCGTTAATTTTTTTAGCTAAAATTTTTTACACGGAATTTTTTAGGACTCCTCTAAATATTATCAGGGGCGTTATTATTAAGAACCTAATATTTTTAACATTTTTATTTGTATCTTGTGCAACTGCGGATAACTTTGCTGATGTAATCATGCCTGATGAGTTTGGAATTGGGAATTCCTTCTTGAATGGCAATTACAAAGGTCGTGGTCTATCAAATGGATCAGATGGTGGATTTGACCGATGGGCAGAGGGTGGAGAGCTAGACGGAAATATAACCTCTGCGTGGTTTGTGTGGAAAATCCCTAGTTTTGGCGATAGCGATGTATCCGTTAGAAAGCTCAGAGAAAA